TTGCAATCGACCAGAGCCATGGAGCAAAAGTGACCAGGCCGGGATTGATGGGGAAGCTCATTACTGTGAAAGCACTGGATCCTGTCACTTCACCGATGTACTCAGAATGAGACACGCGGATCTCTGACATACGGTTACGAACTCGAGCTTGTACACCAGTAGCAACTGGTGCACGAACCTTATTCATAACCAATCCACTTGATTGACGTTTTGGTCTTCTGTTACGTTTGACTCGACGCTTGCGACGTCTCTTGCGAGCACGTCTGCGGAGTCGTTTCTTTGTGATGCGTTGCACTTCATTCAGTGCAAGTTCTGCGATAGAATTTGGTAGGTTAATATTCTTTTGCATGATCGGGTAAGGTTAAATGTTAATCTACGCATCCTCCTTCAGAAATATGTGTGTGTGTGTGTGTAGTGTCTAACAACAATCCCTACGGATCATTGTAGACACTACGGGATGCGCATCCAAATTAAGCGCACCATCCATCGTAAAATAGTGTTCCCTTTTATGTAACCACTTCTCTAAATCATATATCTGTTGTACTGGTATATCATACCACTCAGAATAAAATTGGTAAGTATCTGCATTCGGGCGAAGTGTTACATCCATTTTCTCCAACTGTTTCCACTCTATAAACTTCTTCCGTTTACCTTTATGACGACTCGCAAGATCACGAAATATCTTTGCAAGTACTCTTAAGACGGGTATCCATGACCACTCATACACTAACCTCATATCAAATACAGTAAACATCCAATCTTGTTTACGTCCCTTATGTGCGAGCATTGTGAAATTCTTTGCTAGTGCTCGTCCAATAAGTGTTGATAATGCATATCCTTCTCCTTGAATTGGGTGTACACAAGGAGCGAATATGCGCGAATAAAATGTTCCGAGACCTTGGGGTTGTATGATTGGTTTAGTCTTTAAACCTAACTTGTCCATCTCCTTACAAACCTTAATACAAATGTCTTTGGGGACGTCGTTTGATACAACTGCTAGTGTATCATCACCTCCTACAAGCAATCCCCACTTATTATTATCGATACCATAGTAGCGAAAGAGTGCCCACCAAACTGCAATAAGTGTAATCGTATTTCCAAGTGTTGTGTTTGCTGTACCACTCTCTCTCTGAAAAGGATTTACATAATCGAACGCTACTTGTCCTGCAACTCTCCTTGATCTACCATCAATATGGTCTGCGATTTCGGGTGTGTATTGTGTGAATCCTTTTCTACTTCTCCTTGGCGTCCTTCTAAGTCTATATAACATCTTAATTGTATATGGTTTAAGGAAGTGGCAATCTAG